AACGTGACATAGTTGATAAACTTACGACGGTCAACAATATCACCAAGATGAAAGATTGTCTTGATGTTGTTTTCTTTGAGATAGGGAAAGAATACGTTGCTATAAAATTTATCAAAAAAGTCAAGAAATGTTTTACTGTCACCTCGAACACCGAAAGTGTGTGTCAGTTATAATTGCTGCTTTAGACATTATACCGACTCTCCTTTTCTTAAAATATTAAACTCATGGATATCAATACTACCTGTATTATATGCTCTTTGTATCAATGAGTCAATAGATTTTTCATCTAATTTTTCTATATCTTCATCAATAGATTTACAAAAAAATCTAAACGATATCATTGCTTTTTGATGCTGGTCCATTCTTACCAATCCTTGGTTCTGGATCAATACCATTCAAGTAGTATTTTTTATATAAACCTTTTGATACACCAGTGGCTTTTTGTAATTCACCCCATCCAATATAAACAGCGCCTTTGTATTCTAATCTTTTGGAATGTTTTAACTTGAATGCTTGACCGCCCTTACTTGCTCTCTTTATTTGTTCATCATAATAATTTGGATCTTCTTTTTTTCTTTTTGCTTGAGATTCGCTAAAGATTTTACTTGCTTCTTTTCTACGTTCATCGTTATCTTCCCAATGCTCAGTAACAATATCGCTTAATTTTTGCCGATATTTTAAATCTTTATTTCTTTCTGGATGGAACACTTCTTTAAGAAACTTTGAGTGTTTTTTTCTATTATGTTCATACGCTCTTGAAGTTGAAGTTCTACTAAACACCATACGATGTAATGCCCAAGACATTTTAATCAAATCATTTTTTGATTGTACCATTTTTGTTAAAAGAAGGTGGACAATATAATGTTCCTTTGCGGTTAGCAATACAAAGTTTTCAACATCATTAGATCCACCCAAACTTTTAGGTATGATATGATGTGATTCAAAGTATCCATCTTTTTTACTACGATTTAATTTTTTTGCATTTTCTATAATAGCATAGTACCAATTGGTATACTTGTTTTTCTTATAAGTCATTACTTACTCCAATATTACTTTGGTCTCAGTATTATTTATAAGAAAGGGGTTTTACATTGCTGCTTTCATTCATCGTCACCGCTAATGATAATGTCAACTGGTGTAGTGTCTTTGTTAATTTTCTTTTTGCGTTTGGTCTCTTCAAACTGCTCAATAAAATTATCGACATATTCGTTTGACCACTCACCAACTTTACCTGGTGGAGAATAATCAGAAGTGTCTCCTTCTTGTGTTGAGTTATTCATATTCAATGCATAAGACTCTTCAGTGTATTTCAATTTTGTATACAATATTTTTTTCTCTTTGGCAATACGCCTTAGAAATGCATAGTAAATAATTTGTGTGAAATATGCAAAAGGATTTTGTGACTTTTCTGGATTGAAGTTATCAATATACTGAAGACAGTTTTCAATACCATCACTAATCATATCTTCTTTATATGTATAGCCAGAGAAGTTTGGTTTATGAGAAAGATTTACAGCAATCTTCATGAGACACTCGCCGATGTAATGTGGTACACGAGGTCGTTCTTTACCAGATTCGTTTGCTTCAATAACAGAACTTCGAAACTTAATCATAGCCTCTAAAAAGTCTGGATTATTCACATAATGTTTTTTTCTCTTTTTCTTCTCAGCCATAATCAATGTACCTTAATATCTGTATTTGCATATAATTCGTAGAAAGCGTTGAATGAATCTTCTTCAACTTTTTCATCTTTATTGAGTTCAATATCATCTAACACATCTAATGTCTCATGGTAGTAATCTATCATATCTTTTGCTGGTGTTGCAATAATCAACACGTTTCTACTTTTGATTGGAAAATCATTCTGTTCTGTAAAAGGAATCCATTTTGAAGAACGTAACACAGATCCATTAGTTGTATTCTTAATATGAATTTGAATTGGTTTATAAACATTGACATACTCTTCATCTACGCTATCAGCATAGGTTAAAATATTTTCCCCACTTACTAATTTTAAGTATACTACTTGCATTGAGTTTTGTCAACCTCTTTTAAAGATTAATATTATATATTTTATATTCAAATTCTTCAGAGTTATATATCTTTACTCGTTCTGCAAAGTGATTAAGAGTATAGTTCACTTTGGCTTTGTGTCTGAGGTCGTCGGAGATGTCGAAAAGCACCGCTTTATCTTTTGCTTCACCTTTACGTAGCCCTCTTCCAATAGACTGAAGATTACGTATACGAGACTTAGAGGGAGAAGCAAAAATAATGTTATGAAGATTGCGGATATTAATCCCTGTGCTGAAGGTGCCATACGACGCAATGATAATGGCGTTCGTTTCATTTTCGGTAATGGAACGTATATTTTCTCTGGTATCGGCATCTGTTCCTCCATATACGAAGAAGACTTTTCGACCTTCTTGTACTTTCTTTGATATCATATCATATAATATTTTACCGTGTTTGTCAACGTATTGAAATAATAAAAGTGTATTACCGCTCAATGATATTGTAAGGTTCTGAATAAACTTATTGCGCCGATCATGACCCACAATATAGTCCATTTCATTTTGATAATTCATCTTACTGGCAAGTTTCTTTTCCTCATCAGTATGCTTCAACACTAAACATTTTATTTTAAAAGCAGAAAGATGGTCTGAATCAATCAACTCTTTTGTTTTAACAAACTGCTTTGCTTTTCCAAATAATCCTTCAAGCACTAACTTATTTGTTTCTGTACCATCAAGAGTTCCAGTAAAACCAAATCGATACTTACAGTCAACCAACTTTGTCATAATAGAGGTAAGAGACTTTGCTTTAAACTGATGACACTCATCACCAATCACAACGTCAAAATCGGCAAAATAATCTTTTCGCATTTTATATATTGATTGCCATGTAGAAATAACAACTGATCTGTCTGTAGTTTTTTCTTCGCCAGACATAATAATATGAATGTCGTCTTCGTGCATACCATATTCGATAAAGTCAGAACGCATCTGGTGGACAAGTGAAATTGTAGGAACAATGAGTAGAGTTTTCTTTTGATAATATTCTGCAAGTAGATAGATGATAAATGATTTACCAGAAGCAGTGGGTGATACAATCAATCCACGATGATTTCGAATACAATGAACAAACGCATCGATTTGATAATCACGTGGAGTAAGTTTAAGTTTGAGATTAGAAATATACTCTTTACCCTCATTCAGTGAAAAGTTCTCTTGAGCATTTATTTCTTCACTTGCTTCAATACCGTAATCTCGTTCAGCCGCAAAGTGTTCAACATAAGGAAGTAACCCAAGATATAACTGCTTTGTCATTGTGTTGAAAAGATTTATTTTACCGTCCCACATCCGATTCTTAAACGCCGGCATAAATTTAGCACCAGGAACAGCGAATGAAAAAAAGTCATGGAGTTCCTGCCGAATCACTGCTTCCGATTCGATTTGCATGTAGACTTCATTGACTTTAGTTATTATTAAGGTATTACTTTTCACACTATTGTCTATCAAAAACTGTGGTTGATATTTCAATTTTATTATTAGACATTATTCACTGTCTTTTATAATATAGAGTCTATCTCCTTTTTCGTTTCTTTGCGGCTCTTCGTTGTTTTCGATTAGTGGGTTTTGATTCAATGGGTTCTTCAGTAAAAATTTGAGCAATCACTTGGTCTTGAGCATGATCTTCATCAAAGATTGGTTCTGGTAGTTTATCTTCTACCTTATCACCAATTTCCAAAACTTTAATTGGTTTCTTTGCACGAGGTTTTCCTTTTGGCTTTTGTGTGGTTTTTGTTTTTTCTGCTTCAGTGTTTGCCTTATCAGCAGCAATCTGTTCTTTCGTCCTACGCTTGCGACGAGTCTTCTTTGGTTTTTCTTCTACGATTGGTTCTGGCTCTTCAACAGGATTATCAATCTTCTTTACAAACCATTCTTTATGCGCTGAATTTAATCCTTCATCTGCAATAGCGTGAATCTTTTCAGGATTTAATCCTTCATCAATGCACCATTGATTAAATGCAGACGGGTCATTTGTAGTAAATGTTAGTTCAATGATTTCCCCATAAGGAGAAAAGAGTTGATATGTAGTTTCATGATCATCATCGAGTTTATCTTCCCAAAGGTCAAAAAAGGTCAACTGATTGCTTTGTAAACTATCTACTCTTGATGTGGAATAAATTCTATCATCATTGAACATTTGATTACTAATACCATTTCTACTCATGTATTCACTCCCTAATTACCACTCGTAAATCGTAAAAAGTCAATACTATTTTTAATGACAAATCCACGAGTATTAATGTTCTTCATTATTTCTTCAAGCACTTCAACCAACTCTGATTGATAAGCAATCTTGATATTTAGTTCAATCATTTCATTGTCTGATTCTACATAAGATGATACTTCTTGTTTGAGTCTTTTATGCGGATATGGTTCACGACCAATCTCAGCAAGGTCTTGCGGATTGTTAAGATCACCACGATAGTAATCCATTAATTTTGAATGAAGTTGTTTTTGTTTGAGTTTGAGACTGCGAAGTTTGAGTCTCTGTTCTGAATAATGCTTCAGATACTTACCATGAAGAATAGGAGTATTGATACTCTCACGAGAAAGTTCAGTCTCGTCAATCTTCACGTCATCTTGCCACATACTAATAATATCATCAAGTTTCATAATAACTCCACATCAATTTAAATTGATTATAGTTTATAGATATATAAATGTCAATAGATTAATTAATA